CGGGTAAATCCATTTTAAAAGATAACGAGTCACGCTCTGCGATATACATATTATTTTGATCAATTTTTCTACAGTCTTTATCGTGATTTTCTAGTTCACCATTTAAAACACCTATTCTTTGTTGCAATGATTCATCTATGTTAGGTAAAGGCTGTTCTGATTGTTTTTCAGGAATCTCTGTCGTGGCTAAAAAGTCTTCTATGGATTTTAACTCACCACTAATTTTTGCTACATCTTTGTCTGTGCTATTATATTTTAGTTTAAGTGTTTCTCCAATTTGCACATACCTCTCTAAGTTAAACAAATTGATTAAAAACTTTTTTCTATTAGTATCAGTAGCTTTTAAAAAATCAAGTAAATCAACAGACGATTGATAGGTAAGTTGTGAAAATATTTCAAAGTCTAACCCCAACAAAGCATGTAATTTTTTGTAAGTGTCTAATATTTTATGATCTGATATGTCAATACCTTCTTTTGACAGTTTGACTTTTGTAGATGCACCTGTGCGTTTTGTTTCAATAGTATAAGGCACATTATCTATATCAAAAGACAAGGATGCTTCCCAACTTTTTTGGTTACCCCAACGATTTAACAAATCATTTTTCTTGATTGATTTTATATTTTTATTAAACAACACTTCTTGTAAAATCAAAGCTATTGAAGTTTTGCCACTACCATTAGGAGCAGTTAGTTGTGTTATTTTGTTTGTATCAAAATTTATTGTGTTGTCTTTACCATAGGAAAACAAGTTTGAAAATGATAAAGTCTTTAATTTAATATCTGCCAAGTTCTACTCCTGTAATTAATTTATACAATGCCCACAATTTATTTAGTTCTTGCTTATCTGCGAAATATTTATCAAGCTGTCTTTCAATATCTTTTTTACGTTTTCTGCTAATAACATTCCAAGTTACGAAAGTGTTTATAGCTTCATTGCACTCACTTCTGATTAACTTTTCTAATTCCAAAGCATATGTAGTCGCAGTTTCCCAACCTGTCATTTTTGTTCTTTCTTTCAGGTGTGGGTATTGTTCATATAAAAAACTGTTGTCTTTTTCGCCTGGTTGAGTTGCGTCATAATTTTTTGTGTAATGAACAAATATTGGTTCTAAACTAGTAAATGTCATAAATTTTTTGTTAGTGTTGATAGCATATTTAACCATGTTGGGTGAATCTTCCCACCAACCAAAACCAATATTTTGACAATAGTCTGGATTATGACCACTGTTAATTAATATTTCATCATCACCTACAAAATCAAATAAATGTGTAAGTGCTACCTGTGAAGGAGAGTGAGTAAACTGTCCGTATTTACAAGCTTTTGCAACCACTGTGTTACACAACTCATCATAAGAAATATTGTGTATTTTTAAATCAATGTTTCGATCTCTGCAATATTTAGCTGCATACAACAAGTCATGGTCATTTTCTCCATCAAACAATCGCAAACTTACAGCTCGAAAAGGAATTTTTAGTTTGTAAAAGGTTTCAGCACAAAACTCTGAATCTATTCCTCCACTCATGCTCATAACAAATTTATGAGTTGGATATTGTTTTGCAAACTGAGTTACCAGCTCTTCATAGTCTGTGCGAATGTTGTCGCCACACTTTTTATAAAATGGTACAGTAACTCTGCACCCCAACGTGGGCAACGAAGGAGTACACAAGTAATCTTTTGTAGGTCGCATAAAACTGTCTGTTTGTGGATATCTCCAGTATACTCTGTTATATGTGACGTCATACATTAATGTTCAAGCCTTTAAACTCTTGAATAACTGAATTTTTATCTTTTACTTTTATATATTCTAAGTACAATTCTAATTCTTCATAAATATTTTTGTTTTTTAAATCAAGAGTTGAATCTTCTGTTGGACTTGCTGCTATTTTTTTATCTAACAACTCAGTATTTTCTATCTTACTAAGTTCGTCTATTGATCCTGTGATTTCATACATAACATGATTTACAGGGTCAGGTATCATGGGCTCACCAGCTACAATTCTTTTTCGTAGCAATTTTGGAAGTTGTAAATCTACAAATTCACGTTTATAATCTTTGTCGTTTGTAAAGTCATAAATGTCCACACCATACTGTCTGTTAGCATCTCTATCAAATGTAGTGTTTAGCGGACTACCAGGATAGTAACAGTCAGTGTCACCATAACGATGATTAAAGTGTAAATCCCCAAGTAAACATAAGCGCCAAGGGGCGAGACGGGAAAAGTCATATTCTGGCGATACATGTGGCGGCACTTCTCCGCGAATATGTGTAACGAGTATGTCACCTCCAACATACTGTGGTAAATTATTGTTTTGCATTTCGCCATATGGGAAGAAGCAAAAATTCGCTTCACCAACACTCGCGCGTCCATTGCGCGTATATACATGAACGTTTTCATTCTTGATAGCGTTTTCTTGAGTAAAATGTTCAAAGAAAGATTCTCCTTTTTTAGTTGCTTCGTGGTTGCCTGGAATTATAAATGTGGGAATGGTGACTGAATTGATATAGCTTAAAAACAAACAGATTTCATCTGGCTCTGGTTTTTTATCAAATATGTCACCTGCTATCACATGTACGTCGCAACGTTGTTCAAGAGCGATCAGCTTTCGAAACATGGTTTTAAATCGTTGCTCTTGCCAAGCATATGGAACCTTCTTTTTATGAAGGATTATGTGCCAATCAGCACTGCATAAAATTTTAGTCATTGCAATTCCTTGCGTAATATGGTAAAAATGTTTAATAGCTGTTGAACAGAGCTACCAACAAAGTTGAAAAGCTGTGAAACAAGGCTCACACACTGTGGTCTAGGCTGTCTCGTAGAGACGTAGCGCTGGAAACGTAGTTTCCCATAGCACGCTACACCTTTGCCTTATTATTAATAATTTTAGACACATCTCCCTCAAATGAATAACTTCCCACATGATTAAGTTTAGTGGACAAGTCTATCCAAATTTCACCACCAATTTTTTGTAATCTACGACAAAAAGTATAGTCTTCAGATAAATATCTATTATCATCAGGATCGTGTATTGTATCAAAAAATGAATAACAATAGGGATGATACTTTTCATCAATGTTAGAATCATTTTTATAATGCAACTCAGGGTAGTGTTGTCTCATTTTATCAAAAACTTTTTTCTTAATACAAAAGAAACCTGTTGAGGCGTCTAATACTTCTACCGCTCCATTTTCTACTCTTATTTGTCCTTTTTCTTGATCTACAAATTTAAAATTCATTGCATATTGTACCGGAAGTGCTTTTTTAGGATATGCTCCTGCTAATATGTCTTTATCAAATGCTAAAGCTCTTAGGATTGATTCAGAATCAAATTCGATGTCTGAATCTATAAAAAACAGATGAGTGCAATCACTTTCCATAAACATTGCAGAAAGTATATTTCTTGCTCTTGTAACTAAAGACTCATTTCTTAATGTTGTTATTCTAAAATTAATTCCATTTTTCATTAACATTTGTGTTGCTCTAAACATGCTTAAAAAATATTGATCTGTCAACATTCCTCCATAACAAGGAGTTGCAAAAAATACATTATATTTTCTAAGAATATTTAAATCTATTTGAGCTTGATTGTTGCCTACATTTTTAAAAGCTCCAAAGTCTTTTATCTTTGGAGCTTCTTCAGTAGTTACCTTTTTATCTAAAAGGTCACTAAGTGATTTTTTCATTATGCAAGATCCTCTACAGATTCATCAGTTGCTTTAAACTCATCCCCTGCATCAGCTGCAAAATAACTAGTGTTTTGCAATAACCACTCTTTTTGCTCGTCATAGTTTTGACGTTTATAGATTCTATCTAATTCAAAAAGCTCTAAGCCTTTTTCATCTTCTGAAAGCGCAGAGTTACTTCTTGCAGGCACTACTGTGTACTTTACGTTTTGTGGTAAAGGACCAGTTTTTTCTTTTTTAACGGTTAAATCGTAGCCTTTTTCTGCATCTGCTGGGTTTCCATATTCTGGATTAGATGCGTAGTCTACTATTTGTGAGTAGATAGTTGCTCTTAAATCAAACAATTTTATCTTCCCATCTGTTCTGTCTATGACATTACAAACGTATGAAAATTGTGGTTTATCAGAAAAAATAGAACTATCTATTTCTTTGAAAGGGTCTTCTGAGTTATCAAAAGATTCAGTTTCTCTTGAAAAACTTAGACATTCTACTGGCATTTTTTTGCCTTCAGTAGTAACTACCCAGTAACAGTATCGAGGCATGACATCCCCGATTAGTCTTATTTTAGTATCACCAATAGGTAAAGTCAGTCTTTCGATTTCTTTTCTTT